GGATAATGTCACCACCATCTTTAGCTTCAATTAGCAACCGGCTGCCAACATCTGTTGCACTAAATAAAGCAGCAGATGCTGTAAGTGTTACTGTTCCAATGGCTGCCGATGCAAAGACAGTAATTGTTTGGTCAGGATCAACATCTTCAAATGGGCCACCCTCAAAATCTACTTCGGTCAACGTCCAATTTGTGGCGCCAAACCTTGATAGTTTTCTAGGTGCATAATTTGGGTGAACAAAATACACCACGTCACCAGATTGCACAAAACGTAGACGCAAAGAATTATTATCATTAGTAAGGTCAGCAGCAGTGTATGGGCTAGCTATTTCGTAAGTAGAACCGCCCGACAATACTTGACCATGGTTTGTATAAAACCGTATGTATTGATCGCCAAACTCTAGTATGTACGCTTGGGTTTCACTAAACTCAAACCGTATTAGCCAAGTTCGATTGGCGCTGGTTTTTACTTCTTCTACAAATCTCGTACCAGAACGCCTCCGCGCTGGCCCCTGAATCATAGGTATAAAATTCTCTAACCTCTTGCAGCCAGAGGCATACTTACCTAAATCTACTCGACCTTCTAGTGCTGGTGACAGCTCGCCAGCGTTAAAAGATGTCTGAATAGGGCTGGCTTTAGACATATTCAATCCATTGAACAAACAATTCTGCGATGCGGGTTTGCCCTGACCTGTTAGTCAGCCTAAACAAATACGATGTATCTGCTCTAAGAATAGCGTAATCACCCTCAAGTGATGCTCCTGCCGCATTGCCGCCAGAGCCACCTACAATAATTTCCTCGTACAACACGCCATTTGTTGTAAGGCTTGTTGGCTGAATAATTACGCCTGTTTGAGCTGTTCTGCTTGATGCACGGTTGCGGTTCTTTGGCACATATATCGTGCCGCCGACCACGTTTGATACATTTTCGTACACCTTAAACTCAGCGTCACCACCAATGCGGGTTATAAACCCAATGCCAATTTCATTATCTACTGGTGGAGTCACGACAATATCTACATTCTCATCATCAGGCAACTTGTTGCCATTGCCTCGGCTGGAATACGCATAGAACACGATTCCTTCAATGATGTGCTGCACCGCTTCGCCTCTATTGACAACGTAGCGCATTGCAGTGTGATCGGACTCCGGTACTCTCATAGCCTGCTCAACAACCAAGAGTTATCTGGTAAAGCTTGGGCTGGTTGTTCTACAGAGCTTGCCCGTATAGCACCACGCAAAGCAGCCATGTATTCGTTTTGAGCCAATTCACGTTTAGTATTGGACTGCGTTAAGTCTTCAGCTAATTCCATAGCCAACCTGCACGCAAAAGCTTCTACAAACATAGAATCCCACTGTGTCGTATCAGTTACGCGAGACACATAGCGAATCTTTAGTGGTGCAGCAAAGTTAGCTAAAATTTTATTGCCTTCTAAGGAGTAGTCCGCAACGGGTTGGTTGCGATAGTCTTCCATAGATGGCCCATTATAAATATCATTGACCATAAGCAGCCGTAAACTATCAGATGGCATTTGGTACTCATAACTAAAGCCCCAGGCAGGTGTGCTAGTAAGGGCTGGCAACGAATCCCGCTTAACCGAAAACGACCATATATGCGAACGCAGCTCTGCATCGCGCACAATGTCAAACATAGAAAGAATAGCGCGTGACTGTTTATTGTCATCGCCAAACGAAATAATGCGAGATGCACCCAGCTTAGTGAGCGCACGATTCGCAATGTCAACCTGTGAAGTCATGACCTACCCCTTATGCAGGAGGCCAAACATCTTGCAGAATGTAGTTCTTGATATTCTCTAATGCAACCAATACTTGATCGCGAGTAGCGCTGTCAGCAAGGTCAACCGCAACTTCAACAGTTTTAGACTGTGTACTTGATCCTTCAGCTACATCTGTTTGAGGAAGACCAATATCTAAAGCATAATAACGTGACGCCATTTTAATTCCCCATATATAAGTAGGGGAGCATTCGCCCCCCTACCATTACTCGTTAAGGTGCTGAGAAATACAAATCAACGATCAACGTACCAGAGCTTGGTAAAGCTGCAGTAGTGTTGGTCAGAATAACTGTTTCACCAGAACCTAATGGTGCATCATCCATAGCAGTAGAGACACCAAACAATGTAGGTGCAGCAGCCGTAAATACAGCAGCAGCACGATACTTTGCAGGAGTTCCAGACACGCCAACCGCAATGGTTGATGTAGCTAGCGTAGCAGATGCATTCAAAATACCATAAGCAAATGCATAGCCAGCAGGAACTTGAGCCAAAACAACTGTATCGCCATCACCTTGTGATGCTAAAGTGATTGTTGCACGGAAACGTCTTACTCGACCACCTTGTACAGCACCGTTGCTATTGGTTGTAGGAGTTGTACCGAGACCCGATACTTCACTTGCGTAGGTTTGAGCCATGATATATCCCCTTATTCAGCGCAAACGATTTCAACAACTTTGCCTTCTTCGGTGCGAGTAGCACCAAACGTGCCCTTGACGTAGACTTGTGTTGCATAGCCCTTGTCAGCACGTTCAGAAATCATAGTGTTAATGTCGTTAAAAAGACCAAGATGCATACCAGACTTGGCAAACGCAGGAACTCTACGCTGTGAGCTGCCATTTAGTGGTAAACGCTCAGTATGAATGAAGTTAAAGCCCATAAACGCAGTAATCTTGCCATCAACAAGCACAGGACGTGTGTTGTAGTCGAGCGAGATTGCTTGAGCTTCGTTCAACAAATCATCATGTTGTTCAGCAGTAATAATGCAAAACAATGGATCATTGTCGATGTCGACTTCGTTAGCCATCAAGATTTTCTTGGCTTCACGCAATTTACTGATATTTAAACCAGTAGCACCAGTTGAACCTGTACCAACTACAACGTCTTGGTCTACACCAAATGATGTTGTTGTTGAACCATTTTCACCAGTTTTAGCGTCAGCAAAGAATGCAGAAATGATCTCATCATCCATTGCGCGACCTAGTGCATAAGCACCATTTTGCGAATAAGAAGATGTTGGATCAATTAGCATACGCAATTTATCTTGGTCATCAATCAAGTCAGCCCACTCATAATCAACTGGGAAAACCCAGCGAGCATCAGCAGGTGTCGAAATTAATGGTGTATCACCATGACGAATAGTGCGCTTCTGTGCGGTAACGGGGCCGACTTGCTCAATTGCTTTAGCAGCCTTACCAGTATACGAACCAACCGTAACTGTGTTACGAAGTTTAGAGCCTTTCTGCTGTAAAAGCAGTTGCACGTTCGTAGTGTATTGTTGTACGAAGTGCGTAGTGACGTTGAATGACATGATTCAAGTCCTCCACAAAAAGTTAAATTGAAAGAAACAACTCATTGTCAAAAGACTTGTCCGATTACTCGGGGTCATTTCTAGCCACTGTAGCAGGCTTATTTCTTATCGGTCTTTCCCGCGTCACTGGGCTTGTTGCCAAGTTCTCCAGCACATACTCTTCATATATTTTCGCACGAAACACTATATCTTTGGGTAAAAAGTCCGTGCGATACGCTAATTTTATACATTCTAGTCGTATTTGTGCAAGTTCCATTAGCCTGGGTACCCTGCACGCATCAATCTTTCTAGCTCAGCTTTAGCGTTAGCATCACCACCCAAATACTTAGCAGTCCATGCTGGGTCTTGCTTTAGGTTGTTAACACGCACCCGTGCGGCTTCTGGACTCATGCCAAACTTACCACCGCTTGAGCCTTCAACAAACGAATCCTCGCCTATGCCTCGACCAACATTAGAGAAAAATTTGAGCATATCTTTTGTGCCCAAAGCATTTTCCATCTTGTTTAACATTTCTTCACTTACGCCAAATTGCCTAGCAGCTCTGCGTCCAGACTCTATGTTGGCATCAAACTCTTTGCCCCACTCTTTCTGCAGCTCAGACATTTGCTGCTCTGCCGACTGCACTTGCTGGCTTTGCATATCTGACATGGCGCCAGATGACTTGTCGTTAAACCACTCAGTCAATTGCTGGGCTTGCTTAGAAGTAAGACCTAACTCATGAAACTTACCTGCAGCTTCTTGTGCAAATGCCCCATCCGTGCCATCTGGTACAGGTAAGTTATAGCCTGCCGCATCTTTTGGTCTACCAAGCCTGTCATAAACTTGGCTCCATTCGTCTGCTGTCGCATCATCTTTTGGCACAATTAGACCGCGCCCTGCCTTATCAGCACCAAGAAACTTCTCTAAATTGGTGTAAGACTGTATTGCATCGACTGGTGATTGCCAGCCCTTTGTTTCAACTAAACCGCGTACATCTTCCGGAAACTCCTGATACCACGGAGACTGTTGACTGCCTGCTGGAGTAGCAACCTGACCGCCAACATCAGGGTTGCCAGCATCTACTGACCCTTGCTCATTCATTTGTATTACCTTCATCTAAGTTAAAAACCACTCGCTCATCTATGTGCAAGTGAGCCATCAATCTCAACCAAACTTCCCGCCTGCCTTCAGCCATAGCCATAGCAATAGGGTCAACTGACCGAGAAACTGGGGATACTATCGCTGTACTATTGTTTGCGCGACAGAACTTTGCTAAGTCAGCCAACACTATTTGACCATCAGCATTCAATCCATTTTCGCCTAAAAACATTCTGCGATAGGCATAACGTCTACGTCTTAACTTTGCAAGTAAATCTATCATATCGGCAACGCAGCTGGTTGTTGACCAGACAATGCAGCTGTCTCTGCTAACGTTTTAGCACTATTAGCAGCAATTGGTGCAGCTTGTAGTAATGCTTGAGCTTCAGCTTGTTGCGCTTGCTGTTGTCTCATAGCGTCCATTTCTTCATCCGAACGCAGTATTTTTGCTGGCACGCCATTTATCTCAGCCAACTCTTTAACAATAGCATCAGGGTTAAACCGCATCATCACGCTTGGATCAAGCTGCGCAATAGGCGCCACAGCTTCAAGTGTACGCAGAATAGCCACACCCTCTTCAGCACGCTGTGAACGGTTTAATGGGCTTACATACTGAATGTCTACATCACCCCCGCGATCAACCAATGCTTTTGGCATAGGAGGCAAGACACCAGACCGCGCTAAGATGTCTAATTCACGCTCGATCAATGGCCCAAGCATTTCTGATTGCTGCCTACCCATAGTTGGCGCCAGCAACGCACCCTTTTCCTGCGCACGCAACATAGCTTCTGTTGCAGTCATAGCAGGTGCATCAACTAATATCTGAAACAATGTAATCAGGAACGCATCATTAATGACTTTCCTGCGCTGCTCCATCATGTCCATGCCGATGTCTACACGCGCATTAGTCTGCAATGGCTGGACTACTTGGCGCCCTTGATCGTCTACACCACCATAATTTAATGCACCAGGTCTTGTATTGAACGCCTGCAGCACACCGTCTTCCTGTAACAACAAAGGAGGATCAACGATTTTATGCGCAGCACGAATAACAGTCTTTGACATCTCGTTAATCATCTTGATGTCAGGCAATACAGTCATAGCTGGTGAGCGCCCGTATATCTCTTTTGGTGCGGTCACATAACGCGAAACAGCATACGGAAACGTGTTGTAGCCACCCTCTGACATGATCATCCTACTAGTCAGACAAATATAGTAGCTAATAAACTTCATGCCACGGTAGTCTTTACGCCTGTTCTCGCGCTCTTCATTTGGCTTAACGCAATGTATAAACTCGTACTTTTGCTCTGGAAACTTCTCTAGCGATGACTTAATCTTATCTGCTAGCTTATCAACACCCCAGCGCTCGGCTGCTTGTCGTGCTGTCATCTCAAACTTACGATGAACCTTGTCGACCATGCCTACATGGTTCTCGCTGAAGAATATTTCAGATAAATGCACAGACTTATAGCGCAAGCCAAAACCAACAATGTCATCAATAAACATGGCGCCAGTGCCAAACGCACCTAAACTCATGTAGTTTTCATGCACTTGGCTAGCAAAGTTAG